AGGATACTCCGGAGCCAATATGCAGCGCCCTGCTCTTAAGCAGCTCATCCAGGATGCAAAATCACATAAGTTTGAGAAGGTTATAGTTTATAAGCTCGATCGCTTATCAAGATCTCAGAAGGATACTCTCATGATCATCGAAGATATCCTCCTGAAGAATGATGTTGATTTTGTATCCATGAACGAAAATTTTGATACTTCTACCCCATTCGGCAAGGCCATGATTGGAATCCTTGCCGTTTTTGCGCAGCTAGAACGTGAGCAGATAAAAGAACGCATGAAGATGGGAAAAGAAGCCAGGGCAAAAGAAGGAAAGTTTAATGGTGGAGGTGGAATCCCTTATGGCTATGAATATAGTGGCGGAAGGCTTATTGTAAACGATTATGAAGCGATGGTGATAAAGAAGATCTTCGACCTTGCAAATGAAGGCAAGGCTGCAGGAGCTATTGCAAGCACTCTTACAAAAGCAGGCTATAAACCTAAAAAAGGATCCTGGAATGATTCAAGCGTAAGAAAAATGATTGAATCGAAAGTTTATATCGGTTTTCTCAAATATCAGAATAAATGGTACAAGGGAGATCATGATCCTATCATTGATATTGATCAGTTTGAAGCTGTCCAGGATATCATAAAGAAAAGAAAATCAGATTATAAGACTAAAAATATAAAGCCTGGAAGGATCAATTCAACTATTGGCGGATTGATATTCTGCGCAAGGTGTGGATGTAAATATTACAAAAATACCACATCAGAGATGAGAGGTGAAAAATTTTACACATATCAACGCTTTGTCTGCATGGGGAGAAATTCGCATGGAGATAAGCGCTACAAAGACATAAAATGCGACAATAAGATTTGGAAAGTTGATGAGCTTACAAATATTATTTACGATGAGATCTTGAAGCTTTCTTCTGATCCGCAATACTTTGAGCAGGTAAAGCAGGATCCTGAGAAATTTGATGATATCCTTGCCATAAGATCCGAGATCCTTAAGGTTGATGCCCAGATCTCAAAGCTTGTCGATCTGTATTCGATGGAATCAATGCCTATGGATGTGATCAAAAGCAAAATGGAAGCTTTGAATAAGCGCAAGGAAGATCTTGGCATTGAGCTTGCGGCAGCTGAGAACGAAAAGAACCGAGAAAAGGATCTTAAGAAGATAAAGAAAACAATAAAGAAGATTCCTGAGATATTAAAAAATGGATCTGATGTTGAGATCCATGCAATGATAAGCGAGCTTATAACTAAAATCGAGATAGATGGTGAAGATATCTCTATTTATTGGAATTTCTAAGAGTATGTGCATTATCTTTCCTTCGCTTTAGCGATAGACATATAATGCTCATAATGCAGAAATACCTCCGGAAATCAATCCGGAAGTATCTCTGAGAAGCCATTTCTTATGAAGAGACCTGATTTACTATAAATATTATAATGCCGTTTCAAGATAAATTAAAAGCGCTACCGGATGTCCTCACACCGAAAGCGCTTTTACTGGTTCTGAAATAAACAAAAGGAGCAAACCACATTCTTTGACTTAACTTAATTATATGGATTTGTAAGATAAAGTACAAAAGCGCTTCCAGGCATAGGATCCGGAAACGCTTCTGCATAGATTTCACGCTAAAACAATAATAAAGGTAGTCATCTAAAGGCATATAATAATCTTAAATATTTGTAAGAAATTTGGCAAAAAGGCATTTACAATAAGGCTTTTAAGCCGTAGAATAATATCTGCAATCTAAGTTTCGAAAACTTATAAATCACCGATTAAGCCCAGGATTCGTTCTCCTGGGCTTTTTCCTTGCATAAAAAGCGAAGGCCAAAGCATAAGCAGTGACCTTCGCCTTGAGAATTAACGGCGCATGAGAAAAGCGCCCATGCGCACGATTATTCGAATGCTTCTCCGGTGATCTCTTCATACTCTTCTGCTGTGATCGCATGAAGATTAACGAGCCTTCTAAGCTGTTCCTTTGTGCATCCACCTCTGTTGTATCTATCTCTGTACTTCTCAAATAATTTGCTATGCATATCCTTTTCCTCCTTATTCTAATAAGCCATCGATGGCATCATGAAACTCCATTAACTCTATATCGTGATCGGTGATTGCCTGATCCTGCTCGATGATATCGATCTCAAGATCCGTGATCTGCTGCTCAAGGCCTGCTCTTACTTCCTCAGATCTATCCTCTTCCTTGAAGTGATCCTTTATATAGTAGAAATCATATTTAAGGCCATCTGATCCATCTTCGGAATGATACTTACTCATGATAGTGAAAGTATCCTTGATGATGATATTTCCTCTCCTCTGCTCAAGGGATAATCTGCCGCTTAGATCTGTGTGCTCATCGCCCTTAGTCTTAAGGATCAAGTGGCTAAGATTTCCTCTTTGAATTGAACCAATAACATATTCCATGATAGCAACTCTCCTTTCTGAAATTTCCTTACAACCTCCTTAAGGACTTTTTGCAGTCCGTTAGGTACATATAATGAGTAGATTTTGGTGCTGTTGCAGTGTCTGAGCCTTCCGAGCCTAGATAGAAGTGCGTAGGCCATGCCTACAGTGATAGGAAGCTTCCTTCTCTTCCATCTCTTATACTTCCGGATCTCCCTTTTAAGGGTAAGGAGTACGCGCTTACGGATCAGTGTATATCCTTGGCCGTATTTATACCCCATCGCATTCGGAAGCCGAGTTTTCGTTGGAAAAATCTGATAAGTGCTCTTAAGCTCCATGCCGTGATCTCCGAGCCACTTACTGATCTTCTTTGTGGCCTTATAAAGAGTTTTCTTCCTATTTGAAAACAAGGTGATATTATCCATATACCGGAGCGCTATCACTCCAGGAATATTTCTTATCATCTGATCCATCGGCTGCAGCGTGGTATTAGCGAACCACTGCGATGTATAAGCGCCGATCTGTACCTTGTCCGAAAGTACTCTCTCGCAAAGATCGAGCGTCCTATGATCCTTAATAAGGTGCCTGAGCCTATCCATTACCACTTCAGGATTTAAAGTATCGTAGAAGTGTCTTATATCAAGTTCTGCACAATACCTTGTGACTCTCTTGTTATTCTTCATCCACCGCTTTAAGGCTTTCATGCCGTGCGATGTTCCTCTTCCTTTGATACTTCCGCAACAGTAGTAATCCATACCTCTCATCATGACCGGTTCTATCACCTGGATAAGAGCGTGATGCACATATTGATCCGGCCAAAGTGCAGGTTCGTGGATGTCTCTCCATTTCCCTGCGTTTCTGTCATATCTCTTCTTTGATTTGGTAGGCTTTGGAACGAAGCCATTTTCGATTATCGACCGAAGCTCCTTGATTCTATCGTCAATGGTGCATTCGATATACATAACCTTTTTATTTGGATGGTGCCCACCTACCCATCTATGGCTCTTATTAACAGTTACAATTGCAGTTCTTAAGTTTTCTTCCGAGATAAGTTTCTCATATAACCCACTTACTCTCTTCAACTGGGTATCTCCTTGTTGTCTATGGAGCTTTCCTGCGCTGATTTCTCAGAGTACTAACCCCATCCCATAACGACATAATCTTCAGCAAGAGCTGTGCGAAATCCATCCCCTAATGTATATCAATCCTGAGATGAAGGACTGAATTCAAACATTAAATTTGTGGCATGTCTAGCCATTTCAAGGATATGAGCGCCGATGTTCGCGTTCGAGTTCGAAGCCTGGTTGTTACCGTTCAGGTAGAACGCGCCGTGGTTCTGGTTCTGGTTGTAGTTGCCACCGGCGTGCAACACAACGCCGGACGCGTTATAGTTGCAGTGATCGCCCCATACCGGAACACCGACCGATGGAATGGAAATCCCATAAATCTTATGCATGTTTACAGTTCCATTTTATAGAAGGGGCATAAATGCCCCCTCTTTGCTTCGCAAATTCACCCCTAATTGGGTAGCTTTTGGAGACGAGCGCCGACGTTCGCGTCCGAGCTCGAAGCCTGGTAGTAACCGACCAGGTAGAACGCGCCGTGGTACTGGCTCTGGTTGTAGAAGCCACCGGCGCGCAACACAACGCCGGACGCGTAATAGCTGCAGTGATCGCAGACATATGTCTCATAGTTGCTATCAGCGACAACATCGTTAGGATAAAGAGCCCATTCAAGGCCGCTCACTGAAGGCACAAAGAAGCTCTTGATATCATTCGAAGTGGTTGCTCTCTCTCCGACCTTTGTTCCTCCGGTTGAATCGGAGAAGTTTGCAGGATTATCGATGATAAGAACATCGGCTCCTGAGAAGTAGATTCCATCTACCCAATCAAAGCAGTTATCCCAAAGGCCTTCGATGTATCTGTACTGTGTGCCGCCGTATGTTGTTCTTGATGCCTGATCTGTACCGGTGTGATATACCATTGCATCTGTGTATCCAACATTTCTCACTGCAGAAGTGGATCCGGTAGGAGCACATCCGTATCCGATCTTTGCCTGGCTGTTCCAGTCTGCATATTCAACCAGGTAAAGCATCATGATCGTCCAGTACATAGCGAAATCATACTGATAAACTCCGGTGCCAAGAGCCTTGATCGCAGTTCTTGCAGCATCTCTTGTGACGCTCACTTTAGGAAGCACTCCGGTTGTTGACTTATAATCTGAAGTCGAGCAGTGATATCTTCCTACATATACATAGTCGCGCTCTCCGTGGCCATCGCCGCGGTTTGCATGTGCAGGTGATACATGAGATCCGCTAAAGCTTTCTGATGAGATCTGAAGTGTCATTGCAGCGCCTGATTTAGTCCACTTGTAATAATACTTAGGGATCTTAACAAGCACGCCTGCGCTTGCATCTGTGACCTTCTCCATACCTGACCATGGAAGGATGTTGTCAAAAGGTGAGGATCCGTTTCCATTTGATACTGCAGGAGTAGGATCTGCGAAAAGTGCTGCAGCATCGGTTCTTGTCCATGCCGATGAGCTTGATCCATCCCATGAGATTCCATATATCTGAGAAAAAGCAAGTGATGCAGAATAGCTTGTTGTACCTGAAACGATGGTAACTGTTGTTGTTGCAGTTTTGGTTCCATCTGTTGCCGAGAGCGTTACATCTCCGGTGTAATCCGTTATGCTTATTGTTGCAGCTCCGGATCCTGAGAATGTTGCTGTCTTGGAGCTTGCTCCATATGTTGCAGTTACGGTCTGGCCGTAAAGAGTTGATTCTGTAGTTGTAACGCTGATCGTGTAAGTGGTTCCTCCACCTCCGCCGCCCTGAATCTCTACCTGAGATAATACGCTTCCGCCTGCTTCGTCAAGGAGCTGAAGCATGGATGTTGAAGTATCATAGTTAAGAGCTCCGCCCTTTGCAGCTATCTTATCCAGGATCACTTTTGCGGCAAGCTTGTGAGTGCCGGTAGTGCTGTTATCGGTAGCAAAATAATCGCTATCTGATACTGTAGTGCTATTGTTTAAATCAATTATTCGCTTATTAGCCATTTTATTCCTCCTTAATAGCCTATATTATTGCCCTGGTTATCGATTATGTTATTTCCCATGCTGTCAACTAAATTATCAAGAGCTATTCTTGTCTTATAAACTCTTATCTCTATCTCCTGATGGTTTCCGCTACTGTAGGCAAAAGGTATTCTTACTGTTGCACTGTCTCCAGAAACAATAAGACTGTAATCGCCCTGAGTAGCATCCGCCTTGAGACCGTTTATAAATACAAAGATGATATCGCCTAGCTCATAGGTATATCCAGTCATATCAAGAGCGATATCAAGGTTTGCATTTGGATAATTTCCTGAAACACTCTTCTTATACTCGATAACATAGGTATTAACCTTGAGCTCCTCAGTAAGTGTCTGAACGAAATCATTAACTTCGCTGACTATCTGCCTGAAGTAATCGCCGTAAGCTGTCTGCCACTGCTGAAAAAGCGTTGTGGTATCCACCTGCTGAATCACTCCTGCAACCCATCCACACTCATCGGAATCCGCTCTTGTATCCGTGATCAGCGCATTGGTGATGGTAGTTGTCTGCTTTGGCACGCTGATTGTCGCAAGCGACATCTCATATCTTGATCCATCCCTTGTGAGTGGAGGAACCGTTGGAGTTGCTGCAGGTGTGCCGGTGAGAACCGCAAAGCCCATCTCTCTTAGTGTCCAGTCACAATAAAAAACCACCCTATCATAGCGATCAAGAAGCGCACTTGCAGGATCAATCTGAATCGGATAATCTGCCGTAGATATCATCTTGTGGCCGCGTATCCATCCCTGACCTGCGCCGATAATGAGATTCATACCTGAATCCGCGCTTACCTGGAAGCTTGTGGAAGGATTTGGAAATACTCCATCGCCTACGATCTTATCTAGCCACGAGCTAAAATCCGCTGAATCATAGGTGCGATCATAAACATCGCCTTCTTTTACGGCATCGAAAAACAGTCCTTTTATTGCCATTTTTACCTCCTATCAAGATCCGAAGGTTGGTATTATGGTGTACGCTCCATCTTCACCAACGCTCTCGATGATCTCAACTACTCTCGCATTTATATACATGCCCCACTCTGTATTCTGAATAGTGCATATATCCCCAACATTTACGGTATTTCCCTGCATTATCCTTGTGAAATCCACTTCTCCGGAAAATGCTGTTGTGTAATCCGTAACTTCTACAAGGCCAAGGCCTTGAAGCTGACTTTTATATGTTTCTAAAGAGATGATCTGCTCATTCTGTATCGTGTTCGATGCATCCAGGTACTTCTCAAATCTATCGATGCCGCTCTGAGAATCCTTTGCGCTCCATACAAGCACTCTTTCATTGCTTATTACTTCGCCGCCCACGCATATGTCTGTCGCAAGCTCTGAGCAGTCCTCATCATATTCGGAAGTGTACAGATTATCGTATTTGTCACTAAAAACCACATAAGGATTAATATCCTGCTCATAGGAACGGTTTACTCCATCGTATAAAGCGAAGGCAAAATTATTATTCTGATCCAGTGAGCACTTTATTCCTATATGGTTTGATTCACATAGGCCGCAGACAACTTCAAGAAGGTTTTCTCCAAGGTACTGAGCTTCTATCCATGAAGCTACATGCGA